AATATAATATGAATACTAAAAGTTCAAATGGAAGAGTTGATGTTATTAATAAAACGCAAGGACCAGATATATCTAATTTATTTGCTATGTATGATAAAATTCCTGCAAATCAATGTGCTACATTTAGAGAACCCACATTAGGACAATGGGATGAAACGCCATTATCAAAAACTTATTTTTCTAAAGAAAATATACAAATCATTCAAAATGGAATTAGAGCCGGAGTCTATGAAAAATCTAATGGACAATATGTCATAGGTCCTCAAGATTGTGATGCTCTAAAAATTATTATGCGTAGTGTATTTCTACAACATGCAGCAAATCAGGATCAAAATATAAAGGGACAAATTCACGAGTTAAATAAAATAGTGTTAGATTATTGTATTTTTCATGTATATTCAGAGGCTCAAGGATATATGAAATATTTGTATGATGTTAGCACATTAGCGGTTCCAATGGCTACGCCTGTTGTTGAAACTCAGAAAGATAAGAATAATTATTTAATGCCTAAATGGTTTTAGATATAAACATACATTATTTGTAAAATATATAAATAATATACATATGGACTTATTAGAATTTAAGAAAATATTATTTGCTGTTAGAAAAATGGAAATACTAACACCAGAACAAATAACAAGTATAAATAAAATGGATAATGCTCAACGTGAAGAAATAGTTAAAACATATAATGACGTTATAAAAGGATTAACAAATTTTATTGTTAATCATCTTTAGACCCTTGAAGATTTTAGAACTTGTAAAAATAGCACCTTTCTGTATAAAATGAAAGGAAACTTCAAGGTTTACCTATTTCAATGGTGTAAATACTTTTTTCCATTTTGTTAGTTTGAATGAATTACTAAAGTATAAATAAGATATACTATTGATAATTTTATAAATGACAATATAGGTGCAAAGGTTTACGAACCTTGTAATAAATAGTTAATGTATTATGTACGTTTTACACCTTTTCTCATTTACACCTTTTCTCATTTACACCTTTTCTCATTTACACCTTTTCTCATTTACACCTCTCATCTTATATGTTTGTTTAACAATATACTAACAAATAGTAAAAAAGTATTTGAAAATATATTGTTAATAAGAAATCTTCTTTAAGTTGTTTTTATCAACAATACTTTATTTCACTTCCAACTATTATCCATCAATTTACGCAACAACTTTTTTAACTTGCTTCTTCTTTGGCTCAATCGACATTTCTTCCTCTAAAACCATTGCACTCTTTTTTACTACTTTTTTTGCTGACTTTACCACATTCTTTTTCTTTGTATCACCTAATTGCAATTGCATTTTTTCTTTCACGTATTCTTGATACTCATTCTCAAGAATCTCTAATTCTGATAACCACATTTGCTCTATTGTTGTTGCCTTAATACGCTCTAATTCGTCTTCCTTTATTTGATGCTCGTTTTGCAACTTTTCCACATTTTCTTCTGATACTGAATCCATCGGCATTCTCACTAAATATTTATATTCTTTATCATCATCTATGGTATCATAATTCTTTTCTTCTAGCATATCAATTATCTCCTGTTTCTTCTTCTTTCTCAAATCAATCGTTCCATCTAATAATTCTTTAATATACTTTGCCTTATTTGATAAGATTAACAACTCTTTTTCTAATGCTTCTACCATAAAATCTTTTCTATCTTCATAATACTCTAAACGAATATCATAATAATCATCTATTATTTCTTCCACTAATTCATATTTCTTCAATTTATCCTGTGAGGTAAACAGATTCATATTTGTAGTTGAACCAGTATTATACAATTTAAACATTTTTTCTAATCCATTGCATCCATGCTCTCCTTTTGACGATTCCAATTCTAATAATTTTCCTTTTGATAATGTTATCACAAATTCTACCGTTGTATCCGTATAATTTTCAAACACATCTTTTACTATTGGCGCTATTTTCTTTCCTTCTTTGTCTTTATCGTTTTGCAAATCATTCAACAACTCTTTAAAATCTTCCGTCCAATAGCCTACTGGCAATTCCGTTACTTTAATTTTATCTGTATCAATTGTTTCATATCGCCCTTTAAACATAAATTTTGTTTCGCTAATCTTTGTAATTTCACCAGTAAACCCGTCATAATACGGCAAGAACTCTATTTTATCTTGACATGACTTTTGCAATTTATTCTTTAAATATGCAATTATATCTCTCGGATTATAACACATTATTTCCGTGCTAAAACCTGTTCCAATACCTTTAGACCCATTGACTAAAACCATCGGAATAATTGGAACATAGAATTGCGGCTCTACTGGTGTTCCATCGTCATTTAAATATTTCAATATATTGTCATCTTGCTCTGGAAAGATAATTCTTGTAATTTTCTCTAAACGCGTAAAGATATATCTTGGACTTGATGCATCTTGACCGCCTTTAATACGCGAACCAAACTGACCCGATGGAAACAGCAAATTTATATTGTTTGAACCAACAAAGTTTTGCGCCATGCCAACAATTGCTTTATTTAAACTCTCTTCACCATGATGATAACATGAATTCTCTGAAACATATCCTGAAAATTGCGCTACCTTTATTTCTGTTGTTAAACGCTTTTTAAATGCACTATACAAAATCTTTCTCAAACTAATCTTTAAACCATCCATCAAATTCGGTATACTACGGTCACAATCATATTTTGAGAAATGAATCAGTTCCTTATTAATAAACTCTTCATAAGGAATCATTTGCTTACTTGTATCTGCAAAACTACTTCTATTGTATACTGTTTCTAACCATGTTTTTCTATCATCCGCACGCTTTTTATTAAATACCATATCAATCGCATCGTCGCTTGTTATACCAGTATGCTCGAATCCAACAAATTTTTTCTCTTCAAAATATTCTTTCCATTCTGTTTTTGACGAAGTGCCTAATCCTTTATAGTATTTAATTGACCAACCTTTTGCATCATTAGATTGCTTCCATTCTTCATATTCACCTTCATTATAGAACTTCAATTCTTGACTACCTTTTTTTGCCTTCAAAATAGGAGTGTTCATAAATCCAACAAATCCAGGAATATGAGTTAAACTTGACCACTCATTTTGGAATAAATTAATGCATAATCCTTTAATGTGAGAACCATCTAAATCTTGGTCAGTCATAAATACTACTTTACTATATCTCAAATATTTATGAACATCTTCAATACTCTTATATTCTTTTCCTGTTTCTAAACCAAGTATTTGTTTGATTTCTGCAATTTCTTTGTTTTCAGAAACTTTCTTTACATTTTCACCTCTAACATTCATTACTTTCCCCTTCAGTGGATAAACTCCTATTGTATTTCTATCTTCTGACGACAATCCAGAAATAACACCGGTTTTTGCTGAATCTCCCTCACAAAAGATTATCATACAATGTCTCGATTTCTCTGTTCCAGCCCAATTTGCATCATCTAATTTTGGAATGCCACGAATTGATTTAGATTTAGTTCCGTCTGTCTTTTTGGCCGCTTTATTTTCCTTTACTTCTGTTATTGCACACGCTGCTTCCATTACTCCCATTTTTGCAACCTTTTCAATAAACTTATCCGATACATCACATCTAGAACCAAACTTTGCCATAGGAGTATTCATAAAATCCTTTGTTTGACTATCAAACGCAGGATTCTCAATGTCGCATCTTAAGAACAAAATGAGTTGCTCTTTAATTGAGTTTGGATTCACTTTTATCTTTTTCTTCTTTTCAATAAATTCTGCTAATTTTCTAGTAATTTGATTCAAAATATATTCTACATGTTTACCACCTTTTGAAGTATAAATACCATTAACAAATGATACTTGAATAAATTCATTTGTAGGTGTTAATGCGACTGCATATTCCCAACGACTATTTGCCTCTTCATAAACTCTAGGTGATGTTCCTTTTTCTCCAATATACAAATTAATGTATTGTTCAAAATTCTTTGTCGAAATAATAGATGAATTATACTTCACTTTTATTGTTTTATCGGTGACAGCAGATATATCATAAACACGTTTCTTAAGAAGGGAGATTAAATCTGGGGTCAACCCACTTAAACCTAAACGTTGATAATCTGGTTTAAATGTTATTTTTGTATATGGTTTTGCTTTTGACGCTTTTGTGATTTTAGGAGGACAAATGGTATCCAGATTATCTCTAAATTCTTGCGTATATTTTAATCCTCTAATATGGTCTATTGTCTCAATTTGACCATATGTTGACCAAATTAATACAAGTTTGAATCCAAAACCATTTTTACCTCCAACAATCTTTTTTTCCTCCTTATTATAATTTGTCGATGTTCTCAAATGCCCAAAGATTAACTCTGGAACCCATGTTTTATATTCTGGATGTTGAACTACATCAATACCATTTCCGTCATTTATCATAACAATAGTTCCGTCTTCTTGAATAGCAACATCAATATAAGTAACTGGTAATGAATTCTCCACATTTGCATCCATTTTACATTGCATTCTAACAACGTGGTCTCTGCAATTTACTATTCCTTCATCAAATAACTTGAATAAACCAGGAACATAACTTATATTTTTTTCAATGATTTTATCACCTGTTTCATTCATAATCCACATATCTGCATCAACGGTTTCAACAGAACCAATATATGTATCTGGATTATCCAGAATATGTTGTTTATCGGTCTTCTGTTGAACGTCAAAATATAAAGTATTATCGTCAGTAGTAATATTATCTTTAGCGCTCATTGTTTACGTATATATATCTTTAACTTTTGTATTTAATTTGTTTCAATTTTATTTATTGTTTTATCAATAACTACTTGTTTCGCTACATTACTGATTATTTTGTTAATATTTTTATCGGATTCATCTTTGGTACAACCGGACATAGAGTTACTAACAATTTTCAAATATAAATCGTTTTTCTTTGAATCTGAATCAGTGCAATCTGGATACTCTTTTCTCCATTCACTTATATTTCTGATATTTTGATTTGCAATCACTTTAATTGCTTTTGTTAGTATAGGCTTATTTTCTTCCTCCTTAGTCCACTCATCATTATCTTTGATATAAATGATTTCTCTTTTTTGGTCAGAACAATGAAAAGGCCTATCATGAGTATTTAGATTGTTAAGATTTTTTGAAATTATTTTAGTTATTCCTTCGACATATCCTAGTCTTCCTGTTGCTTCTAAATCGGTTAATTGTGGTTTAATTGAACTAACAAACTCATCTATATTCATTGCATTTTTACATGTTTCATTCAAGAAAAACTGTAAATTAAACGTTTTATTATGCGAATTATTTGTGTTATGTGAATTATTTATATTATGAGTTCCTGTTTCAACAATATTCATAAGTTTTTCATTTTGTTTTATTAACATTGACATTAGTTCTTTATCAGAAATTACGTTTTCTTTTATATCTAAATTGCTATTTTGGCAACATTTTTTTTGATGTTTCCAGAGACCATTGCGCGATTGATATGTTTTTGAACAAGTGTCGCACATGAATTTACCATGTGGCCGGAAAATGCCGGAAATTGTTTCCATTCTGTCACCTAAATGGTTATTTTTGTGTTTTGCTGTTGTTAGATGTTCTTTGTAATGACTTTTCTTGCTTGTAACATAGTCACAAATTTTGCAATAAAAAATAGTGCCGGAAAAAGCCGGAATTTTGTCACCTAATGTTTCCATATATTGCTAAAACACAATATTTCTAAGTTTTTTTATAAAAAATATAAAAAATATTCAATCACAAATAAAAAATACACAAATATATTTTAAGACCATTATCGTAACAAAGTGATTTTTCACGTTTTTTTTCAAAAAGTATTTTGGGTTTTTAATTTTGGACATTTTTAAAATGTCCATTTTCATTTTTGGCGCCGACTTTTTTTTTCATTTTTTACAAAGTTTATAAAATAATATATATTATCTCTTTTTAACTTAGAGAAATACGACCACATTTTACAAAAAATTGAAATAACTTTTTTCATAAATGAAATCATAACTCAAAAACAAAATTAAAGATGAACGTTTCAGAAGAATTGGTAAATAATTATGATCTACTAAATTGGACTATTGATAGAACTAACAACTCAAGTCCAGTTTCTATTTTAAGTTATGAAGTGGTAGAACGACTATATGGGCGACAACGAAGATATTTGCAACAACAAAGGTTGATAATAAATATTTCGCCAAATGTTAATGTATCCTTGTCAAGACAAGTAGTAATGGAAGATATTTTAAATGAATCACTAAGAACACATTATGAAACTTATTATGATAGTCATATAAATAGAAATAGTAAGTTTAATATTTCTATTGTATTGGAAGAGGCAAAAGAAGGAGAGGGAGATTTTGATTGTCCTATTTGTTTTGAACTAACAATAGCAGAAAGCAAAATCACACTTAATTGCGGACACACATTTTGCGGTCAATGCATAAAAAAAACATTAACTAGTTGTAATCAAAATCCTACTTGTGCGTTATGTAGAGCAAATGTGAGTTGTTTTAAGATGTCAAATAAAGAAACACACGATTTAGTGGGACCGCATTGTAACAATGTTGTGTAAAGGCGTATCTTGAAGGGACGCAAACAAAATGAATTGTGTAATTAGTATTATTTTTTTATACAAATATTATAATAAATATAATTCCTCAAATTTTATTATCCATTTATTTAAATGAGTACATACAACAATTCTAGATTTACACCCGGCAATAAAGCCAATTTAAGATTGTTTATGAATAAATCGTTTATCAGACAATATTATCAATCATTTATGATTTCACAAACTTATGATGTCATTACCACAGGCTCTCAACTCGCAAGCGATGAATTATGTGGATGCATTCAGCAAAGGGCAAATAATATTAAACAAGGATGGAACGATCCATCACAAACGGAAAATACACGAATCGCTCATGCCGTAACTGGAACTTTAGGAGGTAAAATTACATTCGGCAATAACAATAACCCTGTTACTATTAATTATCTAGGAGGATGGCCCGGACAACCCGGAGGACAATTCAGACCCCTTAGAAATAAATTTTAAATGCGTTTTGTTAAAATTATATTCTATTTATTTAGACATATTTTTTTCTTCGTTTATTCTATAATGACTCACAAAGTTCCCACATTTGGTTCTCGTATTCAAGTATATCGCGGACACGCTAAAAAAACTAGCGGAGGTCTTACTAAATCTGATTTAATGATGAACAAGCACGGACGCGTTGTTTCTAAGGCAAAACATTTTACCGCTAAAAAAGAAATGCGACTTTTAAAGCATGGATATGGAACAAAAAAAGGTAAATTTGGATACGTCAAAGTTGGCTCCAAGTCACGAAAATCGCGTTCTAAGAAAATGAGAGGAGGTATGATTCCTCTTTCTCCATCAGAATTAGGTGCTGATTCCATAAGCGGTGCTAATATTACTGATTTTGGAATGGGTTCTACAGATGTGCAGATCAGAGCCGGTATGTCTGGCGGCAAAAGTTGTCGTTCTAAGAAAATGAGAGGGGGTTCTGGCATGCGACCTTTATCAGATCAAGGTTCCGCTAATTGGTCTAGCGATGAAATCAGCGGTGCTGGCATTACTAATTTTGGAATGGGTTCTACAGATGTGCAGATTAGAGCCGGTATGTCTGGCGGCAAAAGATATCATTCTAAGAAAAGAGGGGGAACTATTTTGCCTACATAAAATAATTTAGGTATGTTATAAATTCATAAATTATTTTTACAAACAAATCAGCGTTACAAACAAATCAGCGTTACAAACAAATCAGCGTTACAAACAAATCAGCGTTACAAACAAATCAGCGTTACAAACAAATCAGCGTTACAAACAAATCAGCGTTACAACTAGGTTTGTAACCAGTCTGGAGTAACAAATTTATCAAATTGAATATATTGAGACAAACGATTTACCAAAAACTTCTCAAAAAATTGTTTTGATACAATTAAATATAGTTTTTGGTCTATTACTTTTTTAGCCTTGAAATATGTCTTATAACCATTATACAATTCATCAAATGAAATTAATTTGGAAGACGAATTATCCATTTTAATTAAAGCGGATTTACAATAATTCAAATATTCATTTATATCATCTTGTTTAGACCATAAATTGCATTTAATATTGGTTATATATTTATTATCAATTATTTCTACTTGCGGAGAAAAGTAATGCTGAATCATTTTAATCATATTTGCTTCGGATATTTGTTTTACTTCATTATAACCTTTTTCTTCAGAATTTTTATATAATGTTGTAAATTCATCTATTTCATATTCATCTATATCACAATAATCTTCTGTATTATCAGATGTAATAACTATATATTTATCCCAAAATGACAAAAAGGAACTAACATTTGGTAAATATTTACTAGTTACGTGAGTAAATACTATATTACCATTTTCAATAATATTTTCTAGTCTAGTAAACAACAAAGTTTGTAATTGATTTGAATATACCATATTAGGAATATTAATACTTGTTAAATAAAGTTTCCATATATAATGCATATTTTTCCATGTTATTTGTGATTCTATAGTCACTTTTTCAATGCATTGACTAACAAAATCATCAATAATTTTATCAAGAGGATTTAGAATAAAATATTGTGCATACGTGTCATCTGTTTTTGTCTTCAAATAATTATCTGCATTTGTATATCTTTCAGAATAATGTGACGCAACACAAAGAAGGTCAATTCCAATATTATTTAACACATTTTTAACTATTTCATTCGAAAAAGAATTTGATGCATCGTTTATTTTAATCAAACGATATGATGATATTTTATGACTATCATGATACTTTGTTATAAAATTATTCATTATAGAGTTACCAGTTGTTACATAACAAATTGCATCTATCATTGCTATCAATTTTTTTGCGTTTGAACTAACAAAATATAATAAATTATCTGTATTTTTCTTTAATATACAATCGCCTATAACAGTCAAAAAATATTTTGCATCTGATTTTGTATCGAATAACGATTGCAAAAATCCTAATACATTTTGTATTGTATATGTCTCAGGGGTTGATTTTAATAGTAATCTTTCTTTAATATTTTTAATAATATTTTGCTTTGTTTTGTGTTTCCATTGAATCAATTTACCTTCATCTGTTATTGTTGAAAGCAAATTATGATGAATATCGTCATCTTTTACAATTTTATATGTTTTTCCGTCATATTCATAATAAATGTTATTGTATGGCATATAAAAATATTGGTGTTTACTTAAAAAAACCTTGTGAAAATTATCTTTTTCTAATGTCAACTCATTAAACCTTGAAACACGCTCTTCATGTCTTTTATTTTCTTGCTCCAACGTATTAGGTAAATTAAATAAATGCGTTTCTAATCGATTCAATATATAATGATTGTCTTTATATTTTACACTAACTTCATTTATTATTTGTAAAATAGTATTTATTTTTTCCTGTTCCATTAATTAATCTTTTTTTAAAGTCTTTAAGTTATTTTCAGGTATATAGTATTTTTATATTTGAATATATTATGAAAACACGCAAATATAGAAAACACAACAATAAATCCATTAATTTAAGATATTTACCTAAAAGATTATCGACAAAAGATAAAAAAATGCAGAGCATGATGTTGAATAAATCTAAAAAACTTTATAAAAAAGGCGTTTATTATACTCGTAAACCAGTAAAGTCATTTCATTCTAAAACATCTAAACATATTTTGAAAGCCAGAAACGTGTATGGTGTAGAAAAAATTGGTGCAACCGACGAATTAGCCAAAAAATCAGGTTGCACGAAATCATCATTAGCCAAAATTATTAATAAAGGAGCGGGAGCCTATTTTTCATCAGGTTCTAGACCAAATCAAACAGGACAATCATGGGGTGTAGCACGTCTAGCCAGTGCTTTAACTTCAGGAAAAGCGGGTGCAGTTGATTATAACATTTTAAACGAAGGTTGTAAACCAGGCTCCAAAGGATATAAAGCCGCACAACTTGCTAAAAAACGATACGGACACGGACAACGAAAAGTTCCAAAAGTCAAATTCTAAATAATTTGATAAATACATTTTTAGTTAATTATTTTTAGACATAACTATTTAAAGAATTGCGTTTAAAAGTAAGTATAATGTCACAATTTATCAATAAGAACACATCCACTGATGGAAATGTTTTAACCATTAAAACCGTCCAGATTGCACCATTTCGCACACTTATGACTGCGCTTAAAGATATACTTTTAGAAACGAATATTTCTTTTCAACCCGATGGAATTAGAATTATTAACATGGATAAATCTCATACTATATTAGTCCATCTGTATTTAGCGGCTTCTAATTTTGAGTTTTACGAGTGCAAGAAAGAAAAAATTATTATTGGTGTTAATATGTTTCACCTTTTTAAACTAATCAACTCTATTGATAATGATGATACATTAACTATTTATATCGAAAATTCTGATTATTTTGATGGAATTGTTTCCCATTTAGCGCTTAAATTTGAAAACGGTGATATTAAACAATGTAAAACACAAAAACTTAAGTTGATTGAACCTGAGCAAGATGAATTAGAGGTGCCTGATGTTAAGTTTTCATCTGTTATTAATCTTCCGTCTCAAGATTTTCAGAAAATCATTCGCGACTTATCTTGTATTTCCGATAAATTAGAAATTAAATCCGTAGGTAATGAACTTATTTTCAAATGTCAAGGTCAATTTGCTTCTGCTGAAATTCATCGTGCAGAATCTGATGGCTCTATGGGATTTATTATGAAGCAAGATTCGTCTAAGGTGATTCAAGGCGAATTTTCTCTTAAAAACTTGGGTTATTTTATTAAATGCACTAATCTTTGTTCCCAAATTGAAGTCTACTTAGAAAATGATTTGCCACTTGTTGTTAAATACGATGTTGCCTCACTTGGGTCCATAAGATTATGTCTCGTTCCTTTACCCTCGGCATAAGTGAATATATTCTATAACATAAAATTGATTATAAAACAACTTAAAGAGTTTTAATTAGATAAAAAATTATATACTTTTAAGAAAAGTATAGCAAAAATATATTATATACTTTTAAGAAAAGTATAGCAAAAATATATTATATACTTTTAAGAAAAGTATAGCAAAAATATATTATATATACTTTTTTATCATACATTTTCTAATGGTATATATAATATGGCATTTACTAGATTTCATGACGACCCAGCAAGAATAACAATACAACTTCAGCAACAAACCGACCAAGAACGATGGTACCTAGATGTTCCAGGCCAAGGAGAGAAGCCTTGTTTTGCTTTAGATCCTCAAATAATTCCACAAAAATGGGGCGGCAATTTATGGACGCATTCGACAGATATTCAAAGTTCTCTTTTAGGAATAGATAGACAATTAAATAGAGATTGTATAGATCAGAATAAATACAAACGTCAAACAGTTTATGCTTCGCCAATTGATTATCCGACTTGTGATACTTTTTTAACAACGGAGCAAAGCAGAGCAATAATGCCAGCGTGGACGGCAAAAGATTTACAGCAAAATCACGCATATATTTTACCAAATAATCCTCAAGCAAATACAGAGATGCCTTTTCAAAGTTATAAGAGTTCAAGGATTTTAGAAAAAGATAGTTTTAAAAGAGAATTTGAATGTTTGCCAAGAAACGAACAATTTTATACATTGCCGGCAAATGTGTATAATATGCAATATAATGGAAAAAATAGCATAGGAACAAATGTTTGCAAAAGCGATTGTTCTAAAGTTACAAACTAAATATAATAAATTTTTAACTTAAAGCCCTTTAAGTTGTTTTATAAAATATATAATGCCTTATATATTTTATGTTTTTATACTTTTTTTTAAACCTATATATATAATATGGAATTAGCGATACCATTAATAGCATTAGGTGGAATGTATGTTATTTCAAATCAAAAAGACCATCCACCCAAAAAAATGAAAGACGGATTTAATAACATGGGAATCAGAAGTAACTTACAACAACAAACACCTGAATCACGATTTAGCAATTATTTGCCAAATACAAATGTACCTCCTCAAAATTATCCAATTATGAATAATAAAGAATTAATTGATACCGTTCAAGAATATCCAAATCCAAATGCAGCAACAGATAAATACTTTAACCAAAATACATATCAACAAAAAGAAAGAGCGGGTATTCCTGTTTCAAATAATATTCAGCAAGTCTATTCATTAACAGGAAATTACATGGATACCAAAATGTTTACACATAATAACATGGTTCCTTTTAACGGAGGCAAGCCTCAAGGTCAAGTATATAACAGCAATAACGCCGAAACAATTTTAGACAATTATGTTGGAGGTGGTTCTCAAGTTATTAAGAAAATCGAACAAGCACCTCTTTTCAAGCCTCAAGATAATGTCCAATGGACTTATGGTATGCCTGATATGAGCGATTTTTATCAATCTAGACAAAATCCAGTGAATCGAAATAATATGGTGAAACCATTTGAATCTATTCGCGTTGGACCTGGTTTAGACAAAGGTTACATCGCAGATGGAAGTCACGGGTTTAACTCTGGAATGGAAGCACGTGATAAATGGTTACCAAAGACGGTTGATGAACTTCGAGTTGCAACAAATCCTAAACAAGAATATGATTTAAATGGATTACAAGGACCAGCCCAGACCTTTATTAAAAATGTAGGCATTGAAGGCAAAGTCGAAAAATACCGACCAGATACATTTTTCATTAACACACAAGACCGCTGGTTAACTACTACTGGTGCTGAAAAGGCTGGACAATTAGTTCCCGATTATATTGTTAAACCAGTAACAAGAAACGAAACATCCACTTTTCAACATGGAACACCCAATTCTAATCTCAAGACCGCTAGTTATGTACCTACTAAACACGAACAATCTAAAAGAAATCAATTGGAAGGATTTGACGTTGGTTGTTCTAGCGCTACTACAACGGCTCCATTACAACAAGAATCATGTGATAAAAATCATAGTAGTCATACAAATTACACTAACAATCGAGCGATTAATCAACAACCACAAACATTTGGTTCCGGTTTTTCATCCGCTATTGGTGCAGTAATTGCACCTATTATGGATATATTAAAACCTTCTAGAAAAGAAGAATATAGTTGTAATATGCGAATATATGGTAATAGTGTTGGAGAAGTTCCTGGAAATTATGTATTGACTCCTAATGATGTTCCAAACACAACCATTAAGGAAACAACTTTGTATCAGCCTAATAGTTATATCAATAGCCAAAAAGATAATGCCGCTTATTTGATTACAGAACAACAACCAATCGCTTGTCAAAGAGATTCCGTTAATCACGACCATTTTATGGGTATGTCATCTAAACACGGGAATAGACAATACGATTCAGTTTATAGGCAAACTAACAGCGAGGCAAAAGAGAAATCTATTGTTGGACGCGTGAATCAGGGAAACACAAAACACTTTAATTCACAAATAAACGTAACAATGTCAAAATTGGACTCCGACCGTGAAAATAATAGATTATGGGCACCACAAGCGGTTGTTCCTAATGGTCCAACAGTGCAAACATACGGTAAAGCAAATATGCCACAATATATGGATAACTGCATTGGATGTGACCGTATTGCTCCAGATTTATTAAATGCTTTTAAAGAAAACCCATATACTCACAGTTTAACAAATGCAGTTTAAATATATACGTAATATTTAAATATAAAAACACTACTTAAATATTAATAAACTAAACAATGCCATTAAATATTCATGAAGAAATAAAAGATAAATTAAAATGCTTTCATGCAAATCATAAAATACCAAATATCATTTTTAATGGTCCTAGCGGGTCGGGTAAAAGCACAATAGTAAATGAGTTTATTCATTTGATATATGACGGAAACAAAGATAGAATAAAAGATTATGTAATGTATGTCAATTGTGCACATGGAAAAGGAATTAAATTTATAAGAGATGAGTTAAAGTTTTTTGCAAAAACAAATATTAATTCAAATGGAGGTGATACATTTAAAAGTATAGTATTATTAAATGGTGATAATTTAACAATGGATGCGCAATCAGCATTGCGTCGTTGTATAGAATTATTCAGTCATAACACACGTTTTTTCATAATAGTAGAAGACAAATATAAATTATTAAGACCTATTTTATCTCGTTTCTGTGAAATATATATTTCTGAACCTGACTATAAAGGAAAACAAGTTAATTTATACAAATATAATTTGGAAGAAACATTTAAACTAACAGATATTAAAAATCAGAGGTTAGATTGGTTAAAAAAAGAATTGCAAAAAATGGTTATATCAAATTCTAATATGTTACAAGAAGATCTACAAAGTTTTGTAGTAAAATTATATGAAAAAGCATATAATGCGATGGATTTAATTAAATTAATAGAAGATGGAATATTTACATTGTCAGAAAGTAAAAGATACGAATTATTAATAGCATTTAACAAGGTAAGAAAAGAATTTAGAAATGAAAAACTAATAATGATGTTTATAATAAATTTTACTTTCTTAGATAAGGAAACCGTTTTGGAAAATATATCGTTTATGTAACATCTTTGAGAAAGGTCTTGTCAAGGTGAGTAATTGGGACATGCAGGGATTACGAAGTGTTTTATTCCCCGCAATTATTTCTCAATAACAACTTCCTTAATAACATTTTTGGCAATTTTTTCATAATTTCTGTCTGATTCTTCTTTTGTGGAACCAGACATTGAATTTAATACTATTTGCATATATTTGTCGTTTTGTTTTGATTCTGGGTCAGAAAAATCTGGATGGACCTTTTGCCATTTGCTGATTTGTTTTATATTTTCGTTAGCGACATATTTAATTGCTTTTGTTAGTCCAGACTTTTGATTATCATCTTTCTCTTCTTAAATCACTGCATTTTTTAGAATGTTTCCATAGTCCAGATTGGGATAAATATTTTTGTCCACATTTTGAACAGTGGAACTCGGCATTTTTTGGCATTTCCGGCATTTCCATATTATTTCCATTATGTCTAGTGATATGTTTTTTTGTTTGGATATGTGTTATCCAATTGCTATTCTTACGACAATTAAAATTGCAATTTACGCAATTATACACGGCATTTTTTGGCATTTCCATTTTCTTATATATTGGAAATATAAAAAATGCCTAAATTGTTTTTTTGAAAAATACAAAAAATTTATCATAACAAAAAAATACGCTTAAAAACGCGTATTCGCAGCATTCTGGTCACAAAGGCTCATTTGGAGGGTCTTTTTTGGGAACTTTTTTGGGATTTCTGAAAATGGACATCTATAAATGTCCAAAATCGAAAACCCCTTTTATTTTTTGGAAAATTTTTGTTACTGAGAATTATCAAAGAAAATACTATAATTAGTTCCAGATGATATATGATAACAAATTAAAAAATCTAATTTACACCATATATTGCCGGAATGGAAACAAAAAATCAGCATATTTAGTAATTAGTTTAAAAGTGAAAAATTAAACATCAAATATTTACATTATGGATGATTTTAATGTTAGTTCATTGCATGAATCAAAGAACGAATGGGGTGCCCGTTTACTAACAATTTTGACGCCTTTAATTATTGAGGGTTTTAAATCAATATTCGAAGAATCTTATAAACTCTGCAAGGAAAACGGTGAAACAGATAAGTATTTGATGACGTTTCAAAATTTTATTACGAGAATTCCAAAGTGGAATGCAAATATAATAGAAACAGAAAGAAAACGTATTATTGAAAGAAGTGGATGTTCGTATTTAGAAGAATTAGTAACATGTATTCATATAATTCAATTGAAATTATTAACAGCGATGCGTGTGGGACAAAAACAAAAGAAGATTGATATTAATATACCTAAGTTAGATGATTTTATCCATAAAGCATATGTGAATGTAGCGAGAAAGGTATACAAAAATGTATATTTATTTGAAATGAATGCTTCGGCTTTACAAATACAAAAACATAACAGGGAATTAGAAATAATAGTACAAGAATGTATTTTAAACGCAGTAAGAGAAAGTATTCCGGTAGAAAGTATTTTAAGGGCTTATATGGATGAAACAGTAGAAGAAGATGTAGTTGAAGAAACAAAAGAGCAGGTAATTGAGAAACCGGTTAAAGAAGAAACACAGACAATTTTAGAAGGAAAAGATTCAAATGTTAGTTTAAAATTTAATGACATAGACAAAGCAATGGGAAATAATGGCACAGAAGAAGAAATAAATGCACCAAAGACAATTGAACGTTTAGAAGAAATAAGTGTATTAAGAAATATGCAAAGAAAGATGGAAGAGGATGAGGAGGATGAAAAAATAAAAATATCAAATGAAGAAGTATCTTTAGGAAATTTAGACATTCATGTAATTAATCCTCCAGAAGTAAAATTGGATGCTGATTTATTGTTAGATGATATTGAAATTTTGGCCTAAATCAAAAAACTACGTTTATTAATGTTGCATTTGACCTGCCAAACCTTTCCTTATAATATATATTTGGATCCACCTTTCCTAAAGGTGGAAATGCGTTATTATTTTTTAAGAAATGTAAAAATATATTGTAATATGGATAATATATTTTTAGTAGCGGGAATAATATCCGTGATATTTTTTATAGCAAAGTTTTTAGAAATGAGATATGTAGATGATGAACCCAAACCTCTAAAAATACTTATTAGAGATTCTTTGTTAGTCTATGTAAGTGTAGTAAGTGGTATTTTTGTTTTAGAACAATTGACTCCAGTAATAAATGAAAATATTATACCTTTAGAGCCACAGGCGTTTACAGATAATCCACCATTTTAAACAAGCATTATCAAGTAAAACATACGTATTTATCTTCCAGTCCATACTTTAACAAATGGATTAACTACCCTTTTATAATGTAAATCTTGTTTATATTCTTCATAATTATAACGAAATGCTCTATGCTGTTTAAATATATCTCCAAATAAGGAATTTATTTTAAGTAATTTTGGGTATTCTTGGCAAAATAAAAGACCAATTATACGTTCTAAACTGCAACGGTCGGTTCTATTATGGATAACATGCACTAAATTAGTTATATTATATTTATTTTCTAAGTGTTCTAAAAAACGTAATTTGATGTATGATTGTCCCCCAAAACACAAATTAAATTTGTCGTGGTTTAATCCGAGAATATTTGTTTCATTATCATTGATTCTTTTAATAAGCAAATAATTGTTTTTTAAACAAGCAGAAATGCGTAAAATATTACTAACATTGTCTTTATCGTAATTATGATGCCATAGAGGAATAACATGCATAGTAAAATTTTCAAATGGAATCCTTTCATGAATAAATAAACTGTCGTGAATAATGACTGCATTGGGAAACCATTTATATTTTAAATAATAAAAGTATGGCAAAAGTTCTCCTCTTCCAGGATATTCAGATTGTATAATAGTAACATTTTTATACTCATGAAACGCTTTAACAAATTCTTGATTACTATTATCATCAATGATAATAATTTTTCTTAAGGGGTAAAATGTTCTAATAAGTTTAACGCTTTGATTCCAATATTTGTTAGTTTGTTCAGAAGTAACATGTCGTGTAAGAATAAACCCATAATTTGACATAATATTATTATAAATAAAGATAATAATATTGTACGTATATCTTTAAGAAACATATGTAGGTAATTCATCAATATTGATGAGTTGTTCAGACTTAGGTATATTTTTATTAGAAATTAAAAATTTGCTAAATTCTTTGCGTTCTAATTGGGCTACTGGAGTATGTTTATGAACGTAGCGAGCAATCATCTTATATAATTTGAAATCAGGATATCTTTCGACCCCGTTATTTTTATATAATACATTGATACCATTATCATCTATGCACCATTCAACAATAAGTTTCATAATAGGAGAACAACCGTTTAAGTTTTTAATAGAGTCAAAATCTTCAATAACATAATCAAAAATAGAGCACGCTAATCGACAAAGGTCAAAACTAAAATTAGGTTCTAAACGAGGTTTCTTTTCATTAAAATATGGTTCGGTGTTATATTGTGTAGCGGCATCTCCTCCGGGTTGAAAACTATCGCTACAAAATAACTTTCCATTAAATTTATAAATAGCACGTCCGAAATCAATAATTTTGTAAATTTTTCCAAAAGTAGGTACTTTATAAGTTTTTTTTTTATAAGTGTAATACAAGAATTTTTTGTTAGTTGAAACATACATAATATTATTAGTGTGTAAGTCATTGTGTGTAAAAGAAAACATTTTTTGATAAGTGATAAGAATCATAATTATTTGCATTAATAGGGAAAACCATTCATCGTCAGAAATATTTTCATTAGTAATTAAATCATCCAAAGTATTTTCACAATTTTCCATGCAAATCACTTGAACTGGGAATTGAGGAAATGTTAAAAACAATGTTTCTTCTTTGATAGTAGATTCATCGTCATTGTTATCGTCATCTTCATCTTCCCATTCTTCGTCGTCATCTTGATCATTTATGTCTTCGTTATCTATATTTTGTGAAGATTCTAGAGGTATATCGTTTAAATCATCTTTATTTGAATCTTCATCATTTGAATCTTCATCATTTGAATCTTCATCATTTGAATTAGTATGAGAAGTTCTAGAGGAACATGTAGAAGAGGATTTCAAAGTCTCTGATTTTTTTTCATTAGTAACATCAAAGTTATTTGAATTAGTGATATCAATAAGTTCCAACCCCATGGTTTTTATATCACCTAGTGAAACGGCTACATTATTGGGTTCAAAAATATCTTCAAATATAGTTTCATCAATAGATTTAACAGATAATACGGATTTTAAACTAGTAGTTATTTTTAATGGTTCTAAAGGCTTAGATTCGTTAGGTGTAATTAAATGAGAATAGTCTTCGACTTTAAATAAAATATTTTTCTGATTATTAAAAAAATCGGATTGTATTAAATAGTCAATATCATCGATAATATTAATTTTATAATTATTTTTAATGGCTAAAAAAGAACCATAATAATCAACACCATGAATAAAATTATGTTGATTTAAAACTTGACTAGTTAAAAAACAAAAAAATCCGTCAATAAAAGATGAATTATTGGTATCTGAAATTTTGGGATGAACTTTAATAGATTTATCGAGTGATGGAAGATTAAATAATTGTGTATCTAAATGATTATATTTACCTACTAAATACTTAAATGGATCAAGAAGTGGTGCCATTTTAATAAAAACTTTTTGTGTAATTGTAAAATCTTCGCTGTCGTCCTTAATGTTTTTAACTTTGCAATTAAATATATTGTCAGATTCATCATTAGATTTAGAATCTTTGATATCAGATATAGCCCATTTATGATTTAAATTAATAGAATTCCAATTTGTATTATTTAATGAAAAGAATCTGTCATAAATAGGTATGTAATTTTGGACGTTTGTTAAACTAACATTTTTGTTAGTTTGAAATTTGTTGAACAAGTTGACATTCTTTCTCTTCTGATAGTTTACAGAAATACTCATTAGGTAATTAGAATATTAATAAAATTTATATCTAACTTATTTATTTGTTAAAGTTAATTAATCCTTAATATTTAAGGAATAGAAATAATTCGTTTGTAAAAATAATAATTTTTTTATATTTATTATAGTTATAATGAATTTAGAGTTAAAGCGTTTTGATATGAAAAATATAAGTTTCAAACCAAATGAATCCAAGGGTCCTGTGGTAGTATTAATAGGTCGTCGTGACACAGGTAAATCATTTTTGGTAAGAGATTTACTATATTATCATCAAGATATCCCAATAGGAACTGTAATTTCTGGTACAGAAGAAGGAAACGGATTTTATGGAAAATTGGTTCCAAAGTTATTTATACACAACGAATATAACACTGCAATTATAGAAAATATATTGAAACGTCAGCGTGGTGTATTGAAACAAATAAAAAGAGAAATGGAACAATTTAAGCGTTCGACAATTGACCCTAGAACATTTGTAATATTGGATGATTGTTTGTATGACAATAGTTGGGCACGTGATAAGATGATGCGGCTCCTGTTCATGAATGGGCGTCATTGGAAGGTCATGTTACTCATCACAATGCAATATCCTTTAGGTATACCTCCGACGTTAAGAACTAATATTGATTACGTCTTCATTTTGAGAGAACCATATATTGCAAATAGAAAACGTATTTATGAGAATTATGCTGGTATGTTTCCAACATTGGAGTCCTTTTGCCAAGTGATGGACCAATGCACAGAGAATTTTGAATGTTTAGTAATAAATAATAACGCAAAATCCAATAAATTGCAAGACCAAGTGTTTTGGTACAAAGCAGACGCACATAATGACTTCAGATTAGGATCAAAAGAATTTTGGGAATTATCTAAACAAATAAATGATGACGACGATGAGGAGCAATATGATCCTAATAACGTGAAAAAACGTGGTCAGGGTCCAAAAATAGCTGTAAAAAAAAGCAAATGGTAAAATCTTGCTTTCAAACGAAGGTATTATGAAATATCACTAAAAATAAATGAACATAAAGATAAAAAATATCATCTAGAGGTAAAAAGGTTGAAAATAAGTAGTATTTAATGATGTTTATTATTGGAAAATAATATAAATCATTATTCTTGTATGTCATGTTGTGTATCATATTTATGTCCATACGTATATTTGTTATACATGATATATAACATTCCAACCACTCCATAAATAGTTGGGAGATAAAGTTCAGGAGCATTATTGGCTAAACCATATGTAATCATTAAACTTTGAGCAAGTAAAATTCCCGATAAATAGATCCAACTATATGTACTTGTATTTTGTGTGGTATATATACGCCAAACAAGTGAAGTAAATGAAATAGAACTAATCATTAAAGACACTGTAGCTAATATTTTTAATTTTCCCATATATGTATTATATATAATACATATATATATATTATACAATTATATAAATTATTTTTCAAAATAAAATTAAAAATTAGCAAAATAACAAAATATACAATATGTATATTTTACACGCAATTAAACAATATAAGGGTATGTTTTGAATTTTCTTATAAAAATAAAAAATCGTTTGAAACATCTAAATAATATATAGATAGACGGAAACTTAAAAAGTATTTCAAAACTATTACATATTCAAGTTAATAATTAATTTTCTTTCTTTTTAGAAAACGGACCTGACTTCAATTGACTCTGTCCGTAATCCGTTTTTCCAATAACTACATCTTCTCCTTCAAAAAGTTCGCTTCGAATATCAGCAACAGAAATAGTTTCAGTAGAATTATGACCGGCTTCAATCAAATTGCCTTCACTATCAATATCTTGAGTAATAACATTTCCATGTTTTTCAGCATTTTTCTTATTTTCTTCAATAGCCTTTTGTTTAGTTTCTTTAACGCGTTGTTCGAAAGCAGATTTAGCGATGGTCTCATTCTTTTTCTTTTCACTTGCAAGTTGATTTAACTCTTCTTCCATATATTCAACGCGTCCAGTCTTATAGGCCTCTGGTTCCCAGGGAAGCCAAGTTCCGACAGGTCCGACAAAAACATCAAAATTAGGGTCTACTTCTCTCAAAAGTTTGGCTCGTAATTCGGCTTCTTCTTGAGAAGCAAAGTTACCTCTAGCCTTAAATCCTCTAACTGAAGTTTGAAAGTTATGTTTAACATTAAATTTCTTCTCAAGTTCATCTTCTTCTTTATCTAAAAAAGTTTTATAATCATCTTCAATCGATGAACTGACAATAGTTTCTCGTTCTTCTTTAACAAATGCTTCGAAATCTTTCATTACCTCTTCAAATTGGAGTTTGTATTTGAATGAAACAAAGTTTAAGAATTGATGAAATTTTTCCATAGATTTACTCATTTCCCATTGCTTTAGGAATTCTTCAAAGAAAAACATCTCTCTCTGTTTAACAATTTTTTCAGGAGAAATGAATGAAAAGCACCCAAATGTTTGCCCAGCGATAGATTTATCAACTTCTAGTAAATCAACATATTTAGGATTTGGAGTTCCATCCTTTTTATCCTTTCTTTCAAAGCCTTTTTTAGAAGCATTATTTTTACTCATATATTTAGTAAATTATTGGTTTTAAGTTTTAATTTACTAAATTATTATTTTTTTCTTTTTAATTTATATAAAGATGGGTATGTTTGATGTTACCGAACTTATTAAGCGTATTATTAAGTATTTAATCGAAGGTTTAATGGTAGCCATAGCAGCATTTGCGATTCCAAAACGTTCGTTAAATCTTGAGGAAATTGCGTTAATTGCTCTAACCGCGGCTGCTACGTTTGCGATTTTAGATACATATATTCCTTCAATGGGTGTGACTGCTCGTTCAGGTGCTGGTTTTGGTATTGGTGCTAATCTTGTTGGTTTCCCTGGTGGTCTTTAAAAATGCATAATTTTATTTAATTAGATAATTTGAAAATTTTAATTTAATAAATGTCCAAAGGTGTAAAATATTAAACAGTTGGAATAAATTCCCAATTTAATTCAATACACATTTTTTTCCACGTTTCATCTTGTTCAATAAGTTTTTCTCTATCTTTTAGTAAAGGGATATCGTGTAAATATTGTGTTTCTTCAAGTAATTCGCAAAACTTAAAAAGCACATAATAGTAATTTAAAAAATTAACGCGATAATCTGGGCAGGTTTTTGCATATGGTGCTTGAATTTCCATAAATAAATTACATAATGTGTCTTCTAATTCAGGACTAAATACAGGTGGTTTAATGCCTAATTTATTTTTAATAAATGCAATGTGTTCATAATATTTATTAAAGCCTAATTTCTTAAGTATCTCTTTGGTTTTATGGTGTGTTAGTTCTTGAAGCCCTATTCTTTCTTTTTTTATTTGTTGGTGTATTTGGTCGATAACATCGTCAGGTATTTGAGTAGTTTCTTTTCCTTGAAATTGTGCTAAAATTTCTTTAAAATGATTAATTTTTTTATAAGCATAGAAACACACTTCTTTTGGGGGTTCTTTATAACTGGGTTTTTCATTTTCGATTAAATAAGGAATATTTACAGAACATAGATTGCAAATTAACACACCTTCATCATCTAATGGAATCATTTCACCTTTATAACAACTTTGACAAATATCAGTTTCTCTAACATATGCGTTCATATCTAAAAATGTTTCATCAATATTGCTTAAATATTTTTGCACTATATTTTTATTAATATTTTCAGTAATATCTTTTTCTTTTTCATCTTTTTTAACCTTAAAAATATTATAAAGTAATTGATTTTTAGAGGTATTAATTTTGGTAGTTTCTTCAAGATTATTGATATTTTTTTTATTTTCAAAGTATTCAAAAATAAATTTTGAATTGTCTAAAAAATAATTATTTTTCTTGTATTTAAGAGCCTTTATATTTTCACTTATTTCCTTAATTCTATCTTTAATTTCCATTACTTGTTCGATATGTAAGTTTTTTTCAATTTCTAATTGTTTTTTTAAACTATATTTTTCTTCTTTTAATTTTGGTATAATATCGCATTCATCTTTGGTAAAATCGTTTATAAATTCTTTGTGTTTACCGTCTAAAGTAGTAGAATATTTTTTGCAAACTTTGATTTTTTTATTGGCCTTTGGTTTAAAGGATGGCATTAAATATATATATATATAAAATATATCACAATATTTAATTAATAATTTTTAAAATATATAAAACGGAAATTAAGTAATTTACATATACTTTTACAATAGTACTATTATATATGTCAACCAAATCAACCCAACTAATTCCATTTGTTATTTTGGACGGGCAACCACTTTATAATCATCTTTATGTTTTGCCATATTTTGGGTTAACAGAAGAAAATAAATTAAAAAATTGAATTATATTTAATAATTTATTAAAGGTAATATAATATTAACTATGATGAGTTTACTTGACAAGTTGTTTATTAAGAGATTTTGTTTGCCGATAAATTCGGATATTAGTTTATATGAGAATGGTGAAGAGAATATAAATTCGTGTTTGTGTGGACATTACAATCACATATCATGTGTTTTACAAGGGAAATGGAAATTTGAAGAAGGCTAGGGTGTTAAGTTATGGTGTAAATAAGATGGGTGGTAGTGATGGTTTAGCACCTGGGATTCATGCAGAATATGATGCAATAAATAAATTGGTTACTTTAAGAAAAAGAAAAAAACTAGAAAGTGTAAATTTATTAGTAATAAGATTATCTGGAAAAAATAAATTACAATCGAGTAAGCCTTGTAGTAATTGTATAGATGCTATGAAAATATTACCAGAAAAAAAGGGATATAAAATACAGAATATATATTATTCAGATTCAGACGGGAATATTGTAAAAACGACATTAAGTAATTTAGATAATGAAGAAAAGCATTTTTCAAAGTATTATAAAAATAAAAATAAAAATAAAACAATTCAATAATATTTTAATGAAACCTTTATAAATTTTACAGCAATTATGTGAAAGATATAATATTTTTTATGGTTTTGATTGATTTTCAGAAAAGTGTAAAATAGTATAAAATAGTTAAATAGTTAAAATATAAATATTTGTTTCATTTAGTAAATTAATGGATATAGAAGTAAGAGTAGAAGAAAAACAAATGGAAATAGATAAAATGAGGTTTCAAAAGATGGTTTTTTTATATAATGCTTTAGAAAATGGTTGGTCTATTAAGAAAAGAAAAGATTCCTATATTTTTACGAAAAATCATGAGGGAAAAAAAGAAGTATTTGATGAGTCATTTTTGAGTATATTTATGAAGGAGAATGCTGATATTAATAATATATTATCGTAAATATGTAGGTATTAATTAAAATAATTAGCGAGTAATTATTTTAATTAATTTATTTTCATAAAAATTTTTTTCTTTTAGCAATGTATAAAATGGGAGGCGGTTTAATGCAACTCGTAGCTTATGGAGCTCAAGATGTTTACCTTACTGGTAATCCTCAAATTACTTTTTGGAAAGTGACATATCGTCGTTATACAAACTTCGCAATTGAGTCTATTGAACAAACATTTAATGGACAGGCGGATTTCGGTCGTCGTGTTCAATGCACTATCAGCAGAAATGGTGATCTTGCCTACAGAACATATCTTCAGGTAACTCTTCCTGAGATTAACCAACTTATGGGTATTGCCTCATTTGCGGCTGGTGTTGGATCCGGTGTCTATGCCCGTTGGTTAGACTATCCCGGTGAGCAACTTATTGCTCAGGTAGAGGTAGAGATCGGTGGTCAGCGTATTGACCGTCAATATGGTGACTGGATGCACATTTGGAACCAACTTACTATGACCGCTGAGCAGCAACGTGGATATTTCAAGATGATCGGTAATACAACTCAACTTACCTTTATTACTGACCCTTCTTTCTCTGAGGTAGATGGTCCTTGTGACTCTATGGCTCCTCGCCAAGTTTGTGCTCCTCGTAATGCTCTTCCTGAGACAACTCTTTATGTGCCCCTTCAGTTTTGGTTCTGCTGCAACCCTGGTCTTGCTCTTCCCTTGATTGCTCTCCAGTATCACGAAGTAAAGATTAACCTTGATATTCGTCCTATTGATGAGTGCTTGTGGGCTGTTACTACTCTAAGTTGCAACTCTGGTGCCGTAAATCCTACTGGTTATGGTGCTGACCAACAGACTGCTTACAATAATTATGCGGCTACTCAGTATTCTCCTGGTCGCCCTGTTCCTGCGGCTATAGCATACAATCAATCTCTTGTAGCGGCTTCTCTCTATGTTGACTACGTATTCCTTGATACAGATGAGCGTCGTCGTTTTGCCCAGAACCCCCATGAGTATCTCATTACCCAACTTCAATTCACTGGTGATGAGTCAGTCGGTTCATCAAGCAACAAGATTAAACTCAACTTCAATCACCCTGTGAAAGAACTTATCTGGGTAGTTCAGCCTGATCAGAACGTAGATTATTGCTCATCTCTTGTGTGCGATGCTCTTCTCTTCAAGGTGCTTGGTGCCCAGCCTTTCAACTACACTGATGCGATTGATGCTCTTCCTAACGCTATCCATGCGTTTGGTGGCCCTGCAGGAATTGCGGCTGACTCTCGTGCTTACATTGATGCTCAGGGTCTTTTCAATGATGCTGGTGCTCTTGACTACGATATTCCCTCTGGTTTCACTGGATACTGGCATGGTCCCTCAAATCCTTATAACGAGCCCAACCTCGGCGGTGTCCATGTTCCCGGTTTTGACCAGTCTGGTATGACAGATGAGCAAATTCTTGCCAAGATTAAGGAACTTTCTCGTAGCCACAATGATAACTCCACTGTCTCTGACGCTGGTACATTCGTTCTTACTGAGACTTCTCTTGACCTTCACTGCTGGGGCCAAAATCCCGTTGTTACCGCTAAGCTCCAACTTAACGGCCAGGACCGCTTCTCTGAGCGCGAAGGTTCTTACTTCTCATGGGTCCAGCCTTACCAGGCTCATACCCGTTGCCCTGATGAGGGAATTAACGTGTATTCTTTCGCTCTCCGACCTGAGGAACATCAACCCTCGGGCACATGCAATTTCTCCCGTATTGACAATGCTACCCTTCAGCTTGTTCTCTCCAACGCCACCGTTGAGGGCACAAAGACTGCTAAGGTGCGTGTCTATGCCACCAACTACAATGTTCTCCGCATTATGAGTGGTATGGGTGGATTAGCATATTCCAATTAAACACCATATATTGTGTGGTTTTTTATTTATATATTTTAATAATTATTCATTTTTAATTATTAAATCAAAAAAAACAAACATGTCAATAGTATTGACACATTTATTACATAATATTTATGTTATGATTTGTATAGCAATTTTTTGGTCCACAAGTTTGTGAAGCAAAAATATATTATTTGATTAAAAACAACTGAAATAAAGGTCGTAATATGTGTATATACTCCCTATGGAAATAGTAAAGGCGTTTAACGAAAATAATTTACACACAGAAATAGTTATAAAAGAAACTTGCGAAGAACCTTTATTTAGAGCAAATGATATTGCAGAAATATTAGAAATGGGAAATATCAGAACAACAATTCAACATTTTGATAAAAGTGAAAAGGTCGTCCATACTATGGACACCCTTGGGGGTTCTCAACAAGTTACATTTGTAACTATTTTTTACGAAACTACCTTTAATGTTGCACCACTTTTAATTCTATAACGAGTATTTTGGTCTTCTATAACGATACAACCCTCTGAGGGATTTCCAGAACAACCTCCCCCATGAATCAAAAATCCACTTCTACCACACATATTATTTGTAGAAGCAGGGAACAATTCATAACAATACGGCATACCCTTAAAAGTAAACATATTACCTAAACTATAGGTTCCTTGAGGCAATGGACCTACAGATACCTGACATTGACAAGAAGGATTGTTACGACAAGAACCTGATTGACCCGAACAACAACCATATGTATCAATGTATGTTCCATCATACGCAGTTCCGTAAAAATGATGTCCAGACTGAGAATATGTGTATGGACCACCTGTTGTTAGATTTAATAAATCTTTCATATCAGACGCTAAAGCGGGTTTATCTAAAAACATATTATCACTAACTACATCAGAAAAAAAAGTTAAGAAGATATAACTTAACGATCTCATTATATTATAATATAATATATAATATTATTCCTATATTATTTTACTTTAACTAGTTTTTGTCCTATTTTACACCCTTGAAGATTTTAGAACTTGTAAAAATGGCACTTTGAAAGTTGGACATAATCAATTACGTTTTGTTTTTCTTTTATTCATTTTATTACGTTTTGTTTTTCTTTTATTCATTTTATTACGTTTTGTTTTTCTATTAATAGATTTTTGTTTTTTTGTTGATTTTTTAGGAGTATATGTTAATGTAAAATATTTGGAACCTCCAGCGGGAGGATTTGAACTAAAACTACTACTACTGATTCTTTCAATTGGCATATTTAAATCATCTTCAGGGGTTTCATCTACTTCACTTTGATAATCGTCATTTTCTTCTGGTGCTACAACTGGTGCTACAACTGGTGCTACAACTGGTTCTTCTGGTGCTACAACTGGTGCTACAACTGGTTCTTCTGGTGCTACAACTGGTTCTTCTGGTGCTACAACTGGTTCTTCTGGTGCTACAACTGGTTCTTCTGGTGCTACAACTGGTTCTTCTGGTGCTACAACTGGTTCTTCTGGTGCTACAACTGGTTCTTC